TGGTCTTGCCCCCAGACCGTGCCACGACAATGTGGCTTTTGGTCGGGTGGCCCGGAGTGCGTTTCGGCTTGTTGTAGCCAGACACGCCAGCGCGCTCTAGGCGCGGGTCTTTCTTCCTGGGAGTCGGCATCACATTGCTGAGTTGGGGCCTTGCACGCCCTGGGCAGGCGCGCCGGTCGGGGCAGGCTGCTGCATCTGCTGCATCACCGAGGCAATCTCTTGCATTGCCATCGGGACGCGTTTGCTCGGAGCTTTGCCGGTAGTCACGCCGCCCGCTCCAGCGTCTTTGCTCATGCGCGGCTGCATGGACTGCTGCTGAACCTGCACAGCCATGCCTTGGCGCTGCATTGCCAAGTCTTCCGACAACCGCTGAAGCAGCGCGTCGGGAATAAGCTCCAGCATGTCAGGCGTGTTCATGGCGTTGCCAATCTTGGCAAAGTGATCCCTCCACGGGTAATCGGGGAAGGCCTGCATGAGTTGGAGGCTGTTGAGCAGCATCGAGTGCATCTCAAGCGCGCGCTTCTGGGCAAGGCCCTCGGAGGCGCGCTCCATGCTGTAGGGCTCGATCTCTAGCTCTAGGTCCTCGAAGGTGTAGTCGCCGCTTTCGTGCCCGCCACCCTGGAAGAGGACTTCGACATTGTCGGGGACTCCAAGCTCCTTCATCGCGTCGATTCCAAGCGGGAACTTGATCTCGTCGTCGTGATACATGTAGAAGGCGACCTTGGTTAGCACCTGCACCGTGCTGTCGACAAACGATTGCTTGAGATACGCAATCCGCGTGTTTGCCGCCTCCGAAGCGATGCTGTGCTCGGTAGCCGTGCCGGTGCCAGAGACGGAGCCGCGCAAAGCCTCATCCATGCCTAGCACGCGATCAGCGCGCTGCCGACAAGTCGCGATCCAGTTTGCTTGTTGGTCGCTGACACCGCCAAACTGGAACTCCTGCACCAGGGCTTTGCCATCCTCGAACGGGACGACGGCCACATAGTCGTGCTGGACATTCTTGACGAGTTGCGCCGTGCGCGGGTCGTTGACGCCGACAATGCGCTTGTGCTTCATCATCGACGCGCTTGCGGCGTGGACTTGGTCGTTTAGCTCGCGGACTTGACCCTCGACGGCCGTCAACGGGGCAAGCGGGTAAACCTTGTCGGGGACCTTGTAGGCTCCGAACTGCACATACGGTCCCGTTGCCGGGCCATAGAAGGCGCGCGGCTTGCGGATGAACTGAGACTTGGCGTCCTCGTCGTTGTATCCAAGCGGCTGATTGACGCCTAGCGTGTAAATCACGCCATGGAACCCAGCCTTCTGAGACGGTGAATCGTCTAGGCGAGCCTCAGGCACATAGATCTCGTAGCAAAAGACCTCGTTGCGGGATGGCGTGCCTTCCCAGGTGTAGCCGTGCTTGGCGTTGGGATCCTCTTGGACAGACAGCGCCTCAATAGCCTCGATGTCCCAGCCAGCGTCCTTGCTCTTGGTCGCCATATCGAGCAAGTCGTCTTTGTCCGCTCGCCACATGTGGCCCATGAAGCGAGCCTCATGGAACCTTTCAGCTTCGGGGTCGACAAAGAAGCGGCGCGGGGCAATTCGCTCGCAGGCGGGCCACTTGTCTGTTTCGTGGGGGCGATAAGTGGTGTCGTTGGGGCGCGCCTGCGAAGCCCTGTAGTCAGGCCGAATGCACACGATGCCAAACCCGAGCAGGTAGTCGCTGGCAACCTCAATCAACATCTTGCGAAGCTGCGAATCGCGCGACCATCGGTTCATGCCGTGGCGCAGGGCTTCCGCAACATCTTTCTGCGTGCCGGGGCGCCGCGTTGTGACCTGCACGCGCGGGTTGTCAAACACCAGACGCGGCACCATCAGCGAGATGTACTCGTAGTAGGTGTTTTCCGGCGCGTACTCCTGGCTGAAGTCGTCGTGCCGGTCATAGAAGGGGCCGGTGTACCGGGCCACCTTTTCTTCGTGACCCTCCATGTGGCGGTCACGGTAGTCGACAGCCGAAGCAATTTCGGCCATGAGGTTGCTGGGAGTGGTCTTGAGCATCAGGCGTATTGTTCGGCGTGAACCTCGGTGTGGCCGAGCAGGTCGCCCAGGCTACCTTCGGGGTATTCGGGAAGCGCGATTTCCATGCTCATGTCCCGGTTCCACATGAACATCGCGGCATACCGCAGGCAGTCCATGGCGTGGTCGGAACAGGTTGGGTCAGGTCGCTCTTTGACGGGAGAGCCGTCACGGCTGCGCGACCAGACATAGCTGCCGATCTCCTCTTCGAGGCAAGTTGCCTTCTTGGCGTCGACGCGGTCTTTGTCCTGGATAAGCGCGCTGCCTCGGCAGATGTAGATGCGGGGGCCGTGGTCGACCTTGCTCAGGCCCCAACGCACCATGTCAATGCCGGTGCGAATGGGGTTCTTTGCCTTCCGGGCGATACGGTTGCCGTCGCGGCCCCGCGCTGATCCAAGTCGGTCGTTGAAGATCTTGATGTACTCGGGCTCACTCGGGTCGCAAACGAGCGCAGACAACGGGTAGTCCTCGTTTGCGGCCATCACTTGCTCCGCCCACCAGTCACTCGTTTCACCGGTCTTGTAGATCTCAAGGACGCGGTACATGCGGTCATCATTGACCGCCCAGATCTGAAGGCAACCAGGGTGCCTCAAGCCTTTGTCGTAAGCGCCGAAGTACCACTTGGGCTCCGGCATATCCTCGGGGTCGATCATGTGGACTGCGGGGTCCCAGTCCTCGTAGATGATGCCCTCCTCGCTGGCCCACTTGCCCTCGTACAAGTTTGCGCGGCGCGCTCCGGTTAGCTTCGCCAGGATGCCGAGCACATACGACTCGCCGTTCTTGTTCCAGGTGTTCTTCTTGTGGTCGAAGTACGCCGGGTTGTCTTCGTGTCGAGACAGCAGTCGAATCCGCTTGTCGCGCTTGTGGCGATCCGGTACTTCGCGGAAGCCCTGAGGGAAGTGCTGGTTCAGCCAATGGAACTCGCCTGCGGGGTTGGTGTCCGCAATCCGCATCTGCCACGGCATCTTGAAGTTACGGTTTGCGCGAGCAAGCCATTCCCAAGTGTCCGCCGTGATCTCGCGGGCCTCAAAGACGCAGATGACATCGTATTGCGTCGAGAAGGTCTTGGCGGGTTTGTCGAGGCCGCCGACAACGACATGGGAGCCGTTGGGGTAGTGATAGTTTTGCCGCGTGTTCCGGCTGCTGGTTCCGTGGATTGCTGGGTGCCCAGGCCACAAGACCTCGTTCTCCCACTCGACAAGCACGGACTCGGTCAACGACTCGCGCGTCTGGCGCAGCATCAGCACGCGGATGTTGGGGTACCGCTCGCAGAGGTAGTTGATCCACTCCAAGAGCGCCCGCGATTTGCCAGTACCGGCAGGCCCTTCAAGCAAAAGCTCGTTAGGCATGAGCGACCAAAGCTCACGCGCCGCCCCGTGGGGCGTGTATTCGTGAACAACCTCGGTCGCGTCGCTCATACCGACAACAGGCTCCTGACATACAGTTGTTGCGACCACCGAATGTCGCCAAAGCCACTTGCCCCGTTTGGAGTGCTGATGCTGAACTCCACATGGTAGCGGTGGCCCGCCTCTAGGCTGACCCAGTCCTCCCCCTCGGTTCCGCCGTTGTCGTTGGTGACCTCTAGCCGATACCGAAAGTTGTAGCCGGTATCGTCAATGCCGTTCCAGTAGCCATCCGTCAGCAGTGCGGATGAGCTTGTGGCGAGCAAGACATAATCACCTGCTGCACCACTAGCGTAGGACTTGTTGAGCACCTGCCTGCCGTTGAGTCCGGTAGACAGCGAGGTCTTCGTGATGTCGTAGACCCGGACCGTCAGGGCGTCTGACGACGCAAGATCGGTCTGCGACACGACGACATTGTCTGGCCGCAGGACGCGAGCGACCAGCCATACATCGTTGCCTTCGACTACTTCCTGCGTGTTCATGGTTAGGTGTGGCGGCCCCCTGCCTCGGCCCCCCCCGAATCGGGTTCCGTCATCGAGGACCGCCACTGATGATTGTTCGCTGGCGGACCGTCCATACTGTACTGGCCTGAGATGCAATCCCAAACGCTGAGATCTGCTGGGTGGCGGCGATTGCGGTGCTGGTAGCGACGGTTGCCAGGACCCTGGATTGGCCTCCAGCGACAACCCGACCGCCGACAACGGGAATCTGGGCACCGCCAAATAGCTGTGGCGCAGGGATTGTTTCTTGCGAAATAATCCCTGTGGGGCGGATGGAGGCTGCTTCGAGCGAAAGCTCGGGAGTTCCAAAGGCTTCCTGGGAAACAATCCCAGAGGGCACAACCTGGGCCGTGGCCTGGAGTGCGGCTGTCCCGAGGGCTTCTAGGCTAGAGATGCCTGTTGGGCTGACCGTGGCTGCCGAGGTGATTGTCGGCTGGCCCAGGGCCTCTTCGGTTGGGACCCCAGACGGGCTGACGGTAGCCGCCCCAGCTTGCACCGCAAGGGTGCCAAACGCCTCACCCGACGCAATGCCGCTGGGGCTTAGTTGCGCGGCCCCAACGGACAGCGTGGGCGTGCCAAATGCTTCCTCAGAGAAGATCTGAACAGCCAGGATGCCGACCTGCCCAAGGAAGTTGGGAGTGCCGAGAATGCTGCCGCCAAATGGAGGAGGCGTAATAAAGGCCTCTCCGGGCTGCACCTCCGGCGTTCCAAACGCCTCGGCGCTAGCAATGCTTTGCAGGCTGACCTGCACCGCACCAGCAAGCACAGTTGGCGTTCCAAACGCCTCGCCGGACGCAATGCCGGTTGCCGTGGCCGTGACTGACCCGGCCTGTACGGTCGCCGTTCCGAACGCTTCCTCGGACGCAATCCCCGTGGCGGTTACGGTGACAGCGCCTGGAGTCAGGGTCGGGCTACCGAACGCCTCGGCGCTTGCGATACCTGCCGGAGAAACGGTTGCCGTTGCTGACAGGCTGGCGGTGCCAAACGCTTCGGCGCTGGCGATTCCAGTTGCCGTTGCGGTCACGGCCCCTGGCGTCAGGGTGGGCGACCCGAACGCTTCGGCACTTGCAATGCCGGTGGTCGTGATCGTTTGCGGGCCTGCGCCTCCAGCAAACGCCGCCTCGATGTCGAGCGCGTGCAGGAAGGTCTGCCCGGCCTCCCAGGAGGTGCTGGCATCGCTGGTCGAAGCGCGGTCGCGCCCACCCATCTGGATGTAGTGGGTGGTCTGGATGTTCACATCCCAGACCCACGCGCTGCCCGCGCCGCCCGTCCAACACCCTGAGCTGGACTGGTCGCCACGGTTGTGGCTCATCACGCCGCCGTACTGGACGATGCTGCTGCCGTCGATGCGGAACTGCGTCTCTGGCGACTTGCGGGTGCTGTTGGACGCATCGCGCACTTGCCAGAACCCGCCCAGTATCAGGGCGTCTTTGACCTCGCTAACCCCGCTGCGCTGGCGGGTTAGCTGCGAGCCGCTGTGGCCCCAATAGATGGTGTCAATGGAGTCCTGGGTGTTGAAGCTGATCGGGTCGAAGGTGGCGCTGTTGTGGTCATGATCCGCGCTCTGCCGCAGCATGGCTTCGCCAGCGTTGGTCGGCAGCTTCATCATGACGAGGTGCGCGGACTCCAGCACGACATCGGTGACGGGGCTCTGCTCCGAGTCGATGGCGGCCTCCAGGCGCACGACATCGTTTGCCGAGGCCTGGATCAGCATGGCGCTGCTGGCTACAGGGT